TGCTCCTGTTGCTCCTGCCTCTGCCGCCGCTGCTCCTGCTCCTGCCATTGCCTCTGCTCCTGCCGCTCCGGCTGTTTCTGCTGCCGCACCTGCCGCCTCAGCCGCAGTCGCCGCCTCGCCTGCTACTTTTGTAAACGAAAACAGCGATTTAATACCGTTTGCGAATGAAATCCCTTTTGACGTTAAACTCAACGCAGGACCGATAATTGCTAATGCCGTACCGATTTTTAATAATCTGTCACAATCTTCATCAGATAATCCGCTTAGCCAATCCGCTAAACTACTTACCGCGTCAGCAGCCTTATCAATGAATGGTGCTGCACTTTCGCCAAATTTTTGGGCGGCTACCTGCATTTTAACCATTGCTTGCTCGAATGTGAAACCGGATTTGTTTACACCTTCCGACTGCTTTTTGAATGCCTCTTCTGACGCTCCGGCGGCATTACCCATTTTCTCTAATTTTTCTGAAAATGTATCAGCCTGCGCACCTGTCAATGCCAACATTGCAGTAATAGCCTCTTTTGAACTGAATAGTTCTGTTAGCTTTTCCTCGCTACCGCCTGTTGCCTCTGCCAAAATCTTCATTGCACCCGAAAAACCGTTTGCCTTTACCATTGCAAATCCCGATTCATAACCCAATGAATTTAGCTTTTTCTTTAATGCCTCTGTCGGTGTCATTAATCCGGTATATACCGCGCCTAACTGTGTAGATACTTCCGACGCTGTACCCGTTACACCTGTCAATGTTGCAAATATCGTAAACAATTCGTCCTGTGATACACCTAACGCCTTTGATTGTGGGACTACCTTACCGATACTTGACGCCAGTTCGGGGAATGTTGTCTGTCCTAATTCGACTGTTTTAAATGCCAAATCCGCAACGTGTTCTACTGCCTCGGCTGTCGTATCACCGTAACCCTTTGTAACGGCTGAAGTTAGATTGATAGAATCAGTCGTTGTCGCCAATCCGGCTTTTGCGGCCTTTGCGTTTATTCTTACTTTGTCGATTGTGTCGTCAGCGTCGCCGAATGCCGATATTACCTGATATGTACCGTCTGCAATATCATCTGTATATTTTGCGGTTTCTATTGCTACATCTTGTATACCCTTTTTCAATTCCTGCAGACGTTCGTCACCTATGGACAATGTTGCGATATTAGCCAATTTTTTATTTAGGTCCATATATTGCTTAACTGCCGCAGTTCCCGCCGCTACCAACGGTGCTGTTACTGTTGCCGTTAATGTGTTACCGACTTTAGTCAATCCGTTTCTGACACCTGCAGTTTTGTCCTGTAATTCGCTATATTTGTTTTTAACCTGTGTAATATATTGCGACTGTTTTTTTAATTCATCTGTCGTCTGCTTTAACTCATTTCTTAAATTTGCCTCTGCTAATTGACTTCTCGATAGATTGTTACTGAAACGATTGAAATTCGTATCAGCTGTTTTAACGGCACTTTCAGCCTTTTTTACTTCGTCTTTCAACTTTTTCATTTCGTCGCTGTTGGCCTTTAGGCTTGTCTTGCCCTTGTTGTATGCCTCATTCGCACGTTCCAAACGTTGACGGGCGGCGTCCTGTGCCTTTGACGCCTGTTCTACCATTTGTTTATATTTCTGTGTAATCTGTGATTGTTGGTTTAGCTGTGTAGACAGGGATTTATATTTATTCTGTAAACGGTCCAATGATGAACCTGTCGTTTTTAATGTGGCGTCTGTAACCTTAAACTCATTTTGCGTTTGTTTCATTGAATTACCTAACGCCTTGATTTCCTGTTGTGCCTCTTTGGTGTTAAAACCAATGCTGATATTTGTACCGTCACTCATTCTTTTCACCTCATATTCCGAAATCTGCTAAACTCGGCAGTTTATCGTTATTCTGTTTTTCTGCTGTTTTTGTGTTTCCGTTCATCATCTCATAAATTTTCCAAAATTTACGGGGTGTGCATTCCCAAAATTCATCATCTGAAAATTGCAGGCGGTAACGTCCTATAAAATATAGTTTGTCCCAATCGTACGGAGCGTCCCGCCTTACTGTTCCCCCTGTTCTTCCGTTGCCTCCTGCACTCCGAACGCTGAAATTACTGCGGCATATACCACATCATACAAAATATTTATAGTACCCAACGAAATCCAATCTTCAATATCCACTTTTCGCAAATTGTACCTTTCGCCAACCATTGCATATAGAAAATTTAAAACATCACCGTATATATCTGTCTTGTTTCCGAACATTTCAATAGCTTGGCCGACACTTCCGTACATTTGCTCCAATACTCGCAATGCTCTGTATGTCAGCTTTATTTCGTATTCCTTATCCTCAATTTTTATCTTCTTGCCCTTTGCGATACACGCGGTTAAATCTAATGTTTCTTCCATTTTCAAAAACTCCTTTCATACGCAAAAAACGCACATCATAATGATGTGCTTGATTTATTTGCGTTTCTGTGTTATACTTGATTTATAAAAACTTATTTTTTCCTTTTACCGTCCTGCGTGGGACGGTTTTTTTTATTTAATTATTCTTTTGGAACTGTGTCACCTGTATTTACTGTAGGTGTTGATGTCGTTCCTTTTGCGTAGATTTTATTTATTTTTTCTACTGTCAGGAATGCATCCGCCTCTTTTTCAGTGTCAAAGACACCGTAAATTCTCCAAACACCGTCCGCACGTCTTGCCATTGATTTGAATGACATTGTGTCAGACTGTGGATTTAGTTTTTCAGTTCCGGCTGTTTCCGCTGAAAAATCACTTGTGCTGTATTTTGTTCGTAACAGCCACACTGCTAAAGTTTTACCGTCGTTTAACGGTGTCATAAATCCTGTTGCAAATTCGGCAGGGTCGTCCTTTTCTGTTGATACATAAATCCCGTCCTCTGTTAATGTTTCATCTAACAACATTGCCTGTTCTGCCGGTGAAAACATTGTTCTTTGTGCCTTACCGTCATAGCCTGTACACTTTGACAATACGTCAGTGCAATCGTCACTGTCTACGTCTGTTGTTTGTGTTTTTGCAGTTAAATCAATATTCTGCACATTTAGCAAATGTTTAACTTCGTCGTATTCAACTTTAGGCTCACCGCCTGTCATTGCCGCACTTTTATCACTGATTATTTTTGCAATTCTTAATCCCTTTAAACCTGTTCTGATTTGCATAATTTTATACCTCCATTTTTAACGTTACATTTATCGGTTTGTGATATATATTTGTATCTGATTCGTACATATCGCTTTGCAGTTCTACCCTGCACATCAAAAAATCTGTTTCCAACGTTTCTTTTACTGCCTTTGATAGTTCAAACAAATTATTCTGTTTGCTCCAAATATCCAAACGCACGATAACAGTATTCATTATTGCGCTGTCATCAGCATATTCGGAATCGTTATTCAGCATTTCAAACATTGTTATTCGCGGAAACAAATTTTTGTCTTTATCCGGTGCTCTCGGATTGTTGTATATTGCGGCTATTTTTTTTGTTACCGCCGCAGATTTTTTCAATGACTGATATATCATTAACATTGTATCTTGCAACGCTATCCCTCCAATCTTGACTTGATTTCTTGCTCTAATGCCGCTTTCATTTTCGGTTCAACGACAGATTTAACTGCCGCCTCTGCTTTTTTCATAAACGGTCTTGCCACCATTTTGCTTGTACCGTTTTCAACATAAAATAAATACTGTGCAATGCTCCAATCCAACTTGGCACCGTCACCGTCAAACACTCCAACTAACTTATATCGTCCGCCGTAGCCGTCACGCGTTTTACTCGCCCGAACGTGATTTCGTGCGTGAAAACTGTCTTTTTCCTTTCGGTCATATGGAACGTGTGGTTTGAATGTGCTGACTGCCAACGGTGCGACTTCGTCCAACACTTTGTCGGCCACTTCGTTCATTGATACACCTAAATTTTCAATTTTAAGTACCAATGACGAAAACCCCTCATATTCAACACCGTATTTAGCCATTGTTGACCGCCTCCGCCGTTATGATTTGTATGTCGTGCGATTCGGATGCGTCGTTTATTGCACGGATATTATAATATGTCCCACCGTATTTTATATAGTGGTCCTCTGTCAGAATTTTTTTGTATCTGATTGTAAACGTCACCGTTCTTTCGGCATTTACCGCTGCCGCAGTAAAATACTCCGAACCCCTAACGTGTTTCACATTCGCCCAAACGGTACAGACGGGGACATATTTCTGTCCCTCGTCGCGTCCTGTTTCAGGATTGATACCGTCTGTTAATTCGCAAATTTCAACACGTCTGTTTAATTGTCCGGCATTTATCATCAGCAACACCTCACAATAAATTCACGGAATGCAGTGCCAAAATCTGCGTAACTGTCGGATTTTCTTTGTCAGACTGCACTGTCATTTGTCGATTGTCGTACATATCACCGCACAACACCAACGCCGCAATCGTCAAATCCTCGTAGTTATCCATTTCTTCATCAGTTAAACCGGTGTACGATTTTATGTACTGAATGGACGCCGTATGAATAGTTGAAAATGTTTGTTCTTCGCCCTCATACTCCGCACGCAGATATTCGGCTATGTATTCATCTGTTAATTCGCTGATTTTCATATCTGCCACCTATTATGCAGCTTTCATTTTCAAACCTGCGATTTTTTGGCTTTCAACGATTTTACTGTCAAATTCAGTGTAACCGCATACACCGATTGCGTATTGTGTCGCATATTTTTCAAATAGTACGTTGATTTCCATAGCGTTGGCTAATTTGACATACAAACCGGACATATCGCCATATACAATAGTTGTTGTGCTTGCCGCGATTTTAGGTGCATTTTCTGAAACGTATACAGGCTTACCCAACAGCTCCCAACCGAACTCTTTTGTAATATCGCGGTTTAGTAGGTAATTACCCTCGTTATCCTTTAACTTTCGGATTTGTGCCAGTGTTTCTTTGTTCATAATCCAGCACGCATTTTGTTGGAACTGCTGTGGCACTGTCATTTGAACGTCAATCAATTCATCAGCTATAATATCCTTTGCACTTGCTGATGTAACTAAATTCGTTGTTTCAAATACACCTTGATATTTATTTTTTTGACCGTTTAACAATCCCTTTTCAAGAAATTCTGCAATATTTTCAGCTACTTTATTGATTGTAAATGATACCAAATCAAAACCGCTCTGATTGATTAATGATTTAGAAATCAGTTTCAATACGCCGACAATATAGTTTTCAAGTGTTATTGTCGTGAATTTACCCGAACTTTCGGTCAAGTCCTGCATATCTTCCACTAACGTAGCACCTGTATCAGTTGTATCGTCGTAAACAGGGAACGACAAATTACCGCCAACGTTGTATATTGTCGCCATACTGTAAATAGGTGATAATTCTTTCACTCTTTCGATGATACGGTCAGCGATTGTCGTTGGAATCAATGCTTTTCCGCTGTTTGCTGACGTGCTTAGCGCCCTTGTTTCATCTCTTAGGAACTTTTCAAATTTTGCCTCGTCCGCCGCACGTTGTTCCATATTCTCTTTTTTTGCTCCGCCAAATTCAGCACTTGACAAACTTCTTGCCTCATTTTGTGCTTTTAATGTTTTATCAATTCCGTCAATTTCTTTTTTGATTTCATCAAATCTTGATGTTTCATCATCTGTCAACGCTCTTGTTTCCTTTTCTGCGTCTTTGATGATGTTTTCCATTTCCTCAACCAGATTATTACGTTGTTCAATCAAATCCGGTAACGCTCTTGTTTCAAATTTTCTTGCAGCTTTTCTTTCAAAATCTCTAAATATTTGCTTTTTACTTTTCATTGTATTGTCCGCCTTTCATTTTTAAAAACTCAACTTCGTGTTTGTAACGTGAAATTAATGCACGTTTTTCTTCTTCGTCCTCGTCGTTCTTTTCTTTCTTCTCTTGCTTTGCTGTTTCTTTAACGACTTGACTTTCGTCCTCATAACTTCGTCTTTCAAATGCTTTTTCTTGGTCTGAACGTTGTTCAATGCTTGTTGCTATGTATGCCGGTGTAACACTTAGAATTGATACTTCGGACATATCAATGTCCTTCAAATATCGGTGTTGCATACCGTCGTCAGCGTCTTTCCATTCGTCAGCACAACTATAGAAACCAAAACTCCAACCGCGTAACTCGCCTTTGTTGGCCTTTTCGATAACTTCGGGGTCTGCTACGTCACACGACGCAAACAGTCCGATATTATCTTCACGCAGTTGTAATTCACCCGTTTCTGTCGAACCCAAAATTTTATCCGCTCTGTGATTAAAACGCAATTCAACGTTTGGATTTCGTCTTAATGACTTTGCGAATGTTTTCGGCTCTACACGTTCTATGAACTTGCCGTGACTTGACGAAATCGGACGGCTGTCACGTCCGGTCGCACAAACATAGCCCTCAATATGAACGCTATTCGCTCGTATTTCCACTCTTATCACCTTTAACACCCCCTTTCATTTCCTCGACATCTACTGTCTGATTTGTGTTTGGTGTATATACTTGTCCCTTTTGTGGGTAGTATAAAACGTCGTTTAATCCCAATTTGACAAAATCCAAACCTAATGGCGGTAATCCTTCCATTTCTCGGACTTCATCTATTTGAATGAAATTGTTTTTAATACCTGTTTCATATGCGGCATATCTCTTTTGCATATCGCCTTTTAACAGTGTCTTGGTATCTACCGAAAATGACAACTTGCCGTATTCGCTTTGCAGTAGCAAATCTTTATTCAGTGCCGTTTCAATGGCTTTGATAATCGGCAAAATTGCCGATTTTATACCGTTGTTATAGTTTTCATCACTGCACGTCCCGTTGATTATTTCAGGGGACAGGTTGAATAACTTTGCTATTTCAATCGCGTTTGCCTCTTTGTTTTCTTTCAACTGCATTTCCACACTTGACAATGACGCCTCTGTGAATTTTAAACCGTTGTTTAGCACCATTATGTTCTCTTCGTTGTTTCTGTAAAATCGTTGCCACGTTCTTTTTAATTTGGTTAATGCCGATTCCTCTAATCGTTTTTCCGATTGTAAAAAACCTTTTTTGCCGCCGGATTTGACAAGACTGTTTTCAAATTTTAACGTGTTGTATGCCACTGACAACATCTTATTGTTTTCTTCGATTATGCCTTTGCCTGTAGCTCCATTTTCACTGCGACGTGTCAGTTTTAAAAACTCCCAATCGCAGTATTTCTGACCGTTCACCATTATGTCATAATCTTTAAATATCGGGTCTGTTCCCTCGATTACGGAAACTTTTGACGATTTCACATAGTGCAGACTTTTAACGGTGTTTCGATTTCGGTTGATGAAAATATATCCCTCACCGTCTGTCAGAACATCAGATAACCACGCCGTTTTCATCTGAAATGCGTCTAATTTATCGCCTGTTTCACTGTTTAACAGATGAACTCTGAAATCATCTTCGACATTACCGCCGCCGTTAATATCTTTCAGAACTATCGGCAACATTGCTATTGTATTGGCTATGAAATTTACACAACTTGTCACGGTCGGAATGCTCATAGCCTCGTCTTTTGAAATCGTATCGCTTACACCTGCGATTAATTCAATGATGTTTGTACCGCTATCTTCCGCCGCACGTCTAAAAAATTTTCTTTTCCACATTTTTTCTTTCACTCCTCTATGCTGTTTGTATGCCCCAATCTAATCCGGTGTCGAAAATTTCGTGTTGTTGCATTATGTACACGGCTATGATTGTAGCGACAACCATATCAACCTTGCCCGCAGAACGTTTTTTATTGACGTACTTGTTTTTGTTCGTATCTTCTGTACATTTTGCATTTTGGTAATTGATTTCGTACAATTCGTTTGCCTTGTATAAAAATTGGTGGTTTAAAATACATTCCTTTAACAGTTTTGTCGGTGCGTGCAAAGTTCGTGAGTGTTGCTCTACTTCCGTCACGTTATAGCCGGCACGCTCCCATTTTTGTGCCGACGACATTGCATTGCGTCGGTCATATCCAATATCAATGATTTTGACGCCGTACTGTTCTTCAATCTTCATTACATATTCTTCAATAACCGCGTAATCGACAACTCTGTCACCGCACGCCACGCACTGCATTTGTTTTATAAAATGCCTGTAATCCACACGTTCCGTCGCACTTTTTTCGTCTGTCCGTGCCTCGGGTATAAATGCCAGTGGCTCGCAATAAACCACTCCGTCAACATATGCCACCATTACAACGGCACAGTTATCAGTTGTTTCCGCCAAATCGACACCAATATAAACGTCTAATCCAGTCCAATCAATCTCGCCGTTCTCTAATCGACACGCCTTTACGTCTGCAACGTCAATATAGCTTTCAGTTCCTATCCCTTGATAAATTATGTTGCAGTGCTTTGTAACAAAATTTTCACGGCGGCTCGGCATTTGTATCGCACGTTCCCTGTTGTCTTTCAAATCTTTCATTATGCTTGGAATTTCTAATGCCAACGGATTGGACTGCTCCAGTATTCCGTCGTCCCTCATCCATTCATCTTCTTTGGTATTGTCCGGCTCATATAACAGTGCAAAAACCTTGTTGTCGTTGATTACTCCGTCCAAAACGTTTTTTGCATACTGTACTTCGTCCTCGAACGGATTATCGAACGTCGGGTATTTAGTGCTAATGATACAGCCTAATTTATTCAGTATTGTCAGCTGTCCGGAACGCATTGCCTCAATCGCATATGGGTTCGGTAATGCTCCCACTTCGTCCGCCAAAAATGCGTTTGGCAGACGTCCGTCAAGTCTTGAGTTGGAATAGTTCAACGGGATATATACATTCTCATTCAGCAGACATTTAATATCATCCCTACGAATTTTGAACCTATCCATTAATGCAGGACTTGACAATATAATCTCTCGGATTGCCGTTTTTACTTCTCTTGACAATGTTCCGTCCGGTGCGACCGAATAGAACTTTGAAAATTTCGGTTCACAAAAAAACAGCAGTATGAAAATGACGCCGATAATGATTGTCTTACCGTTCTTTCGGCATATTTCCAATAATGCTGTTTCATATTTTCGTTTATTTTTATTTCCCCTGTATACCGTACACAATACCGCGATAATCAGAAAAAACTGAAAACCCGCAAGACTGTCGTATACAGTTTGATTTTTTGCCATTCCCGACGGCATAATCATTAATTTTAATAGTTTGTCTATCAGTTGAACTTTTTTCTTTGATATGCAAAACTCGTTGTCTTGCTCATCTGCAATTTGCAAAAATTCTTTGCATTGCAGTTTGACGTATTTCGGCGCGTTGATTTTTCCGTCGCAAACGTCTTGCGCATATCTATACGCTTTGTGTTTTCTATCCATCATATTCGTTCGCCTCTTTCAGTGCATTTAACAGCGGGTCCTCTTTGTTTTTGCTCGCCGTTAAATTTAAACTGCCTATCTTTGCTCGTGCCTGCGGTGACAGACACAATTCATTACAACAACGGTACAAATCTTTTGTGTATTTGTCCTTACTTGCCATAAAATCTTTATTAAAAATCAATGAAAAATCATCATTTATTTTGCGTTCTATATCCTGTAATCGGTCAACTGCAATAGAAAATTGAGTTAAAATATACACGTCCAAATTACTCAAAATTCCGCTCTCGTCCAATTCCTTTTTTATCTTTCGGAAAATCTTTTTTTGATTGTTTGATAAATACGTCGGAGGTCGGAGGTTATCAGCTTTCCCGCGAATTTTTTCTTCGACTTCTTGACGTTGTTTTTCTTCCGATTTTGTGTTGTGTCGTGATTGTGTTTTTACCGATTTCGCCGGTCGTGCCATACCTCCCTCACCTCTCGTATTTTTTGAATTTCAATTTTAAAATTTCATTTTGGGAATTTTTTGCGTGCTTATACCCCTTGTTTCCTGTACAAATCCCCCAGCCGAAAAAATTCTAATGGCCGGGGGGTGTCTGTTCCTGCTCCAATGCGATTTTCTGCAATACTTTTTTCGGAATTTCGCCGCTGTCTGCCATTTTATGGTGACATTCACAAAGGCTGATTAAGTTACTGTTTTCATCTCGCAGTTCGTAATTGTCTTTCAGCGGTACAATGTGATGAACACTGATACCGTTCGTATTGTATTGACGTGCGCCGTATTTATATAATCCACGCACACATATTTGACACATATTCATATCACGTTCTTTTATCTCGTTGCGTTTGCGTTGCCACGAAATTGTATTTCTGTATCTGTCATATTCATACGTTTTTTTATTCCGGCTCTGCCTACGCTTTGCCTGTGGACATTTGTACATAACGTCGTGAATACGTCCGCAATACGGACAGCTCTTTCTCATTGTTTATCACCTCTTTCCGCCGCTTATATGTCGCCTATATCTATCTTGCCACTCATCAGCTCCGGCAACAGTGCGTCCCGTAACTCTGCTAAATATCTGTTTTCTTCAAGATTTAGATAATATATGTGTTGTTTCCACGTGTTAAATATCATCATAAGAATACTTGAAATGTTTTCTTTGCTGTTGTTTGAAAATGTTATTTCGTTTTTATTTTTGGTTGTTTTAAAATAATCATTTTTAACAATCTTTTCACCACATATTTTTTCTGTCAATTTTGAAAAATCATTATTTGTACTGTTGTCCTGCTTAAACAGCTCAATGTCAAATCCTAAAGACTTGGCGATTGTTTCGTTTATTGTTAGTTTACAATTATTTTTTTCAGTTATAATTCTGTTAATATCCGCAACTATTTCATTATACGGTCTATGTGCATTTTCTATATTCTCAAACTCTATGTATCGGCTTGGCACCAATACATAATTATTGTTTTTTATTTCTTCAATGCTTACTGCCTTGCAGTAACCCGCTATGTTTCCGTACTGTTCAATCTGTATCAATACATCTTGTATCTGACTTTCAGATATAACCTTGACTTCTTTTGCGTATGTCCTGTTAGTGTGACTTTTACCGCCAAACTGCCCGTTTTGCATTCGTTGTTCTGTTTCATACCTCTGCCGCAGGTCAATCATTTCTACCGTTGAATGTTTTTTATTTTTGTTAAATGTTATAATGCACGTTGGTATTGACGTAACTTCAAACATTTTATCCGGACATACAATTATACTTTCTATGAAATTCATTTCAACTAAATACTGTCTTATTTGCTTTTCCCTTTGGTTGTCTGTACTTAAAACACCATTCGGCAATATAAAACTTGCTTTGCCCGTAATCTCATCTAACGCAGTCAATACAAACGCATAATTCGCATTACTTTCCGGCGGCACTTCGCATTGTGAAAATCTATTCTGTAATTGTGCAAATAAAGGTTGTTCCCATTTCATATTGTACGGTGGATTTGATATACAACAATCAGCTTTAAATTCGCTCTTAGTTATCTCTTTAATCGTCGCAAATCTATCGCCCTTTTGTGTCCTGTATGTTTTAAAAATTTCATTTGACAATACATCACAATGAATAACTTCGGCGTCAATATTTCTAATTGCCAAATTAAACAACAAAAACGGAATAACACGACTATCATATTCTTTGCATATAAATTTTAAATCATTGTTCTTGCTCCATTTTTGAATTGTCAACGCTCCGCTACCCGCACACAAATCTAAACAAATTTTTTCATTTTCGGTTTTTGATAACTCTGCAACCGCTACCGCAAGGCTTTTCGGTGTGTAGTCCTGCATTTTTTCTTTGCGGTCGGCAAAATAATATTGAAATATCATTTGCATATAGTCTATTGTTAAATCGGGACATATTAAAATCCAATCTTCACATAGCTTTCGACACTTTTCTGCATTTAACAATGTTGATTTTAATTCATCAACAACATCTTCAATTTTTTCTATGCTGAAAACACTCTTGAATTTTTTAACTAATTGTAACAGTTCCATTCCAACGTCCCCATTCCTTTAAAAATTTGCAATCAAAAACCGCCGTTTACACGCTACGGCGGTTCTCGATTGATAGAAGAAAAAAAGGAGAAAACCCTATTTGTGAATTTTTCACATTACTATAATAACACGAAATATACTCCATTTTACTCCACTCTTTTAAATTTCTTCGATTTTTTTTAATGCCGACCTATGTATTTGATATATTCGTGATTTTTCATAGTGCATTTTTAGACAGATTTTATTTTCATTCAGTCCTAATATGTATTTATATCGCAGTACCGCCTGTTCCTGTGGGTCCGATAGCTCTGCAATCGCAGTTTCGATTGTTTTCAGTTTTTCCGCCGCTGATGAATATTCAATCTTGTACTGCTCTTGCAAATCTATCAATTTGCAGATTAACTCGGATTTATCTGTTGACTTGCCGCCTCGTGGCATATCATTGACGATTGCCGTCACTTTATTAATTTGTGACTGCAATTTCTGTATTTGATATTCAATACTCTCTGCATTTCGCATTATTTTTCTGTATTCCTGTAATTCTTTTTGCGTCAATGATATTCCCCCTGTTCCGTAATCGATTGCGATTTTTAATTTTTGTTTAACAGTCTATGTTGTCCGTTTTTACTGACAACATAGATATATTCCGGTGTTTCCTTTTCAATCTTCCAATTTTCGGCTTTCAAGCCGTGTTCTGCAAGGAATGTCTTTTGTCTGCGAGTTGGATTGATTAATCTTTTCAATGTTTTTCCTCCTCATCCGGTTCTAATTGTGCTGCATTTATAAAACACAACACGTCTATCATTTTCTTATCGGTGAATGACATATCTTGTTTTATTAAATCTGCAACAAGCGTTAATGCCGCCGCTAACGGAACTTTTACTGTTTCGTTCATCGGATTTATAACGTCCTCTAATTCGGAAACATAACTTCTCATTAATTCGGTTTGTACCTCCATAAACTTTTTCTTTGCTTTCGCAAATTCTTTATGTGGCTCTTTGCTTTTTGTGAGTTCTTCAAAAATATTATTTATTTCGTTGTTCTTTTCTGCTATGAATTTTTCTTTTTCCTGTCTGTTCATTTTTGTACCCCTTTCAACCCTGCTATTTCTTTTGTCGCTCGTGCCGCCACAATTCCCAACTGTTGTATAGCCTTTACCTCTTGGTCTGTTTGTATTGTTCTTCTTATTGCCCTTCTACATTGTATATCCGTTTGAGCAGTATTTTTATATCTATTGCATATCTTGTTGTATTCTTTGTTTGTTATTTCCGGCTCTGTAAAAAGTTCTTTCAATATCGTTTTGTCATAGTCAATATTTATAATATTATTGATACCGAACAGTGTCAGTACATATACTTGTTTGTTTCTCTTGCGCGCTGAATCTATAATCCATCTGCACATAATCGCCCACAATCCTCCGGCATTGCGAATTTTCTTTAAATCGCCTGCTTTCAGACGACGTATGTACGGTTTTCCGTACTTTGATTTATACTTTCTCATTGTTTATTTTTCCTTCCCGTTTTTATATCATTTCATTTCCGTACTGTTTTAGCGACCCGTATACCGTCGCTACCGCGATATTTAATTCTTCGCTTATTTCTTTAATCGTGAACCCTTGGTTTTGCAAAAACACAATTCTGTTGTGATATATATACCGTTTATTGTTACTTCGTGACTGTGGTTGCGGTTGTTCACCGTTGCAGATGTACACCCATTCGGGACGTACACCTTTTTTCAGTGCCTCGGTGACATTATGCCACGCCTCGCTGATACAGCTCACGGAACACATTTGTATTTTAAACGGTTTACCACTGTTTTCGTCGATTTTTTCGTTCATCATTTTTCCACATACTGAACAATATGTCTTTCTCATTTTTGGGCCTCCTCTTTTATCAATCTTTTTTTATTTCTTTTTTCCTCTCTTTCAATATATTGTGATTTCTTTATATTGTGATTTCTTTTTCCTTGTCGTCGACTTCTATACTGTCTTTGGTTACATATGAATAACCTGCATCCGCCAACACTGTATAACTGCCCTTGCCAACTTCAATTAATTCGTTCGCAAATTCTTGTAATTCTTGTACCGTCATATTTCTTCCACCTTTCCTTTTAACGTTTCTTTTACCGCCGCAAACAATTTGTCGTATTTCTCCGACCCCTCAACCGCCGCAAGTGCGGTTTTAACCGCTATAATACTGCTTTGTGCCTGTTCAAAACACATTTGCAGTTTAACCATTTTTTCATTACTGCCTAACAATGATTCTTTCTGCAGTTTTTCAATGGTCTTTTTTAACTCCTCGTTTTCTTTTTCCGCCGCCGCTGTCTTTTCCTTTTCGCTCGAAACATCATCTTGTAGCTCTTTGTACTGTTGTTCCGCATTTTTCGCCTTTTGTTTCGATTTCTTGGCTGCTCGTTCCGCTTTTTCCGCCGCTTGCTCCGCTTTTTCCTTTTCCGTTTTTAATTTATCAATTTCCGCTTGCAGTGATTTTTTTGCTTTTTCGTCTGCCTCTTGCATCATCTTCTCTAACTCGTCTTGTGGAACCGTCGCAGGCTCTGCATTTCTAATGTCTAACTCCGCTTGCAGGCGTTCAATCATTAATTGCTTATCTTTCGCCGCCTGTTCGCTCTGCTTTATCTGTTCTTCCAACTTTTTCTCTGCCACTGCCTGCTTTTTTTCTGCTCTGTCCAGTGCGTCAGTCTTTTCCTGTATCAACTTGTGCAGTTGTTTAACGGTGGTTTCCTCTGTTATGTTGTTTTCTTCGACGAAATGCTCTCGCTCATCAGCAGGAATTGCTGTTAGCTCTATCAATTTTGTTACTCCCAGATTCTTAATTGATTCAGAATTTTCAAAATTTCCAAATAGGCTCTGTTGGTCTGCACCGTATTCCTTGTAAATTTTTATGTAGTTTTCAGCCATAGCCTGCTTATAGCCTGTGTATTTTTCGCAATACTCGCCCCACTTGCCGTATTGTACCAGTGTTTTAGCTTTTGCAAATCTTTTGCCGATTTCTATTAAACATTGCAATAGCATATTGTTCATACTTTTTGAAATATATTTGATTTCTGCCGTGATTGTTGGTAAATCACAACTTTCAATCTCTCTATATTCCGCCTCGATTATCTCGTTTTTATTTTCCATTATGCTACTTTCCTTTCTTTTTTCGCTCCGGCGGTGTTCTTGACGAACTCAACCCACTTTTCTTCAAATTTTTCTACTTCCGGTGTTCTCGCGCAGTGCCGTAATCCGCTGTTTTGTCTGACACACATATTTTTAAAATCAAATTCCAATGTAAAATACGGTTTATCCGGTTCATTTATATGACGGATAAAAAATATAGCCGTCTTACCGCTCGCGTGACGTTTAGCATACGTCGCTACGCAATGATGTAACTCTCTGCCCTCGTCTATCATTTCAATTTCTGTTTCGGCAGGGTGTATTGATAAACCGCCGCAGGTGAAACAATATTTTTTTAGTTTGTTATATTGTTTCTTGAAATCTTTCTCCAGTTCTTTTGTTGCGGCAATCTGCATAATGCGTTGTTCATCATTATGCGATTTTACTAAATTCTGCGGATATAGAATGTCCGTATCAGTCGTATAATGACCGTTTTTTCGCAACATATTCCAATAGTCAACAATGTACTGCACCCTGTTGAAATATGTGCCTGCATCCTCTAAATTTTTTTGCTGTTTTTTAATGTAACGCATTGTTTTCGGTATATCTGCACCTGTTCCGATTAACGGTTCAATTCGTGAACCGTATTTATGTACAATTCTATCAATATTCTGTAACGTTACACCCTGCGTATGTGTATGTACATACAGGTCAATTTTACTGCTATCCCACTCATTTTGTTTTATGCACCGCAGTTCCTCTTTGCTGATGCCTAAAATTTCATTGGGTTTTGCTTTTTTCAGCCTTAACCCCTTGAAATTTTTCAACGTTGGCGTGTATTTGATATACGACGTCGACGATTGTATCAATTTGTTGACATATCCACCTAACCCATTCATTATCAGATTTTCAACGTTGGGATAACGCTGATATAATCGCAGATATGTAACCGGATATGTTGCCTCCGCACATTCAATATACATATCCATTTTAGAATTTTCTGCAAATGTGCCTTTCAGCACGTTTGGAATTTCTTCCGGCTGATATATTTCCGCCATATTCACACCCTCTACGCGGTCCGTAAATGTTTTTCGCGTTTCCCATTTCCCCAGAAAACACTGTCTGTTCCAGTAGTTTGAATAAAACCCCGTCAGACGTATTTTTTCCGTTTTGGAAAATACCGCACCGGAATATTGATATATATTTAATTCATCTTTGCCAGTTCTGTCAACACGTCGTTCACCGCACCACTGCAATACGGCAACATTTCCGTTGACATTATGAAATGTAACGGGCCAGTATCGTTCTATAACAGTTCCGTTTCGACTGCCGAAACTGCTGACGTGTTCGGCTGTTACCGATTTACCACATTCGGGACACGTTGTTTTTTTATTGCCGAATATTTCTTCACCGGTTTTTGAATGAATAAATCCTATTCTGTTATTTAATTTTGTGTATTCTTGCATTGTAACTGCTCCGCAAGCGGTACATTTACATTTAACACACTTTTTGTTTCTGTCCTCCAAAGGCTCATAATAGTACCCAACTTTGTATATTAATAAATCCATTTTTCTTTTTTCATTGCACCAGTCGGCCAAACCTTTGGGCGGTTCGTTCAATCGTGCCAATATGTAATCTATTTCATCATACATATAACCGCCCCCTATATTAAATCTGCCAATGTGACGATTTTTTCGGATGGCTTAATTTTTTCCGCCACCGGAGCTGTTATCTGTATTCCGTAAAATTCGCAGATTATTTTTTCTGCCTGTTGCGGTGTTACACACGCAAAATTATTTTTTTTGTGTTTGTCCGCATATGCCTTTATTTTTTTCTCACACTCAACAATGCTCATTTCTTTAATTTTTAAATCCTGTCCGACGATTTCCGCCGCCTGTGGATTGTTTCTGATGATGTCTTTCAACTGTTCACCAACATAATATGGCGCAGTATTTTCCTTTCCTGCCTGTTGCCTCTCTATCTGTTTTATGACCGTGTTTATCATTGTTTTTCCTCTCTTTCTTCTCAATCGATTGGGATTTAGTCGGTTATTTCAATTTGACCGCCCATATCCAAAAATCCGTCTTTCAAATTTCGTTTGAAACCCTCGCTCAACGTTCCACCGAAATCTGCCAACTGTTGCATATCGAAATACATAGCCATTATTATCCCAACGCATATACCCGATACAACCACATATACATTGGGTTCTAACGGATTATCACGATAATAATATTCCGGTGCGAATTCATCACGAAATACATCTAAATATTTTTCCTGTATTATCATTATTTTTCCGTCTGCCATAACAAACATTTTGTATGTTTGTTTACCGGACGTCAGCGAATATTTTAACGGCTGTAACTCTTTTAACTCGTCAACATCAATAACCGGTTGTGGGTTTTCTGTGTTATCTGTCAACGTAAAAATATCTTTGACCTCATTGTCACCGCCTATTGCAGTGAAATAGTCATCAACCGTCCATTTCGGACAAATTCCTTGCACCATAACCGCCACGTGGCCCTCGGATAGGAATTTATACCCGCCGTATGATAGTAGCATTATTTGACGGTTCTTTTTGCATAATTTCAGTATGTATTCTAAATTCATTTATCCCACCTCCAGCCGTTAAAATGTTACGGCAATGTTCAGCACCGCCGCAGCAATCCAGTATATTGTGTGTCGCCAATCACCTGTAATTGTATACGGTATAGCTGATGCACCCTGTAGAACTATTAATGCCAATGGCAATATTTTCTCTTTCGTCATTATTACCCCTCCTATATTATTTTTCCGCCGTTTTCAAATTCCAAAAATCGTACGGAACCGTCGTATATTACCTCGTAATCAGCTATATCGTCATGCATTAGAAATTTTTTATCATAAAACAGTTTCATATTATCCCACAAGTCAAACGGGACTGTATAAAACTTTTCCTGTATATTCACTGCTACAAATGTGAGTGCTCCAAATTTCTTCTGTTCTCTTAGCCACTCCATTTGCGTGTCGGTCAACGCACTTCTTTGAATTCGGCTTTTTTTCGTGCTTTTCGCTTCAAACGCTACTGCTCTACCGCCGTATAATACACCCTTGAAATCCGGCTCGGCTCTGCCTGTAAAACGACCGCTGAATTTATTTCCTGTTGTTTTTTTCGTAACTATGTACGGCTCGTTGACTTTATTTATTATCGCCACCTCTTTTTGACGGTAATAATTACAACCTCTCATCAATAAACCCTCAAACGCTCTGCCACGTGCCGAACTCACTTTATTTCTCAAAATTTGTTCGCCGTTGTTATTATTTTCATTTGTTAATTCGCGGAATTGCTCCGCTGTCATTCTTTCCATTTTGTTTACCTCTCTTTTTTGATTTCATTTTGTTTAACATTACACATTTTTCAAATGATTTAATATCTTCCGCCGTTGCTCTCGGTGCGTTTCCGCATATCCGAATTATGCACGGTGTATCTTCGTATTTACAACCGTTACAACCGTCATTCATTTTTTAACACCTCCGAACCATTACATACTCTTGGTACGGAAAACCGCTGAAATCGTGGAACCCGTCAAACCTATGTATTATTTCATAGTGTTTTTTCGCTCTCGGTGTGCTTGTCCACCTTTCGGCTTGTATTATTCTGTATCTGATTTTTGGTTTTTTCATATTTCTGCTACTTGTGAAATCTTTTTCCGATTTCTCGCTGTCGCCTTTTACAAAATACATTGCCAAATCATACATAGAATCAGTGTATATATTTTCTATATGCACCTTGCCGTGTTCCCATAGGCTGATAATGATACCTATGTCAAATACATTTTTGATTATAACATGATGATGTAACCCACCTTTGACACCGCGTTCGGTCATTGCGGTATATGTCAACGGTATGTCTTTCTTCTTTAACTTTTCACGCAATCGGCGAATAAATCGACTGCGTTGTTTTTTTGCCATTACCATACTATCGGGACGTTCCGTACGTCTGTATGTTAATGTCACCCACCAATCCGACTTTTTGAAATTTGTACAGATATTCCACACTATGCGTTTTTTCTTCAACAACTCATTTCTTCGCCGTTGAACCTCTGAACATTCATTCCAATTCGGACCTCTTGGAATATTCTTTTTACCGTATCTTGCGGAGAAACTTTTTTCTTTGAAAATGTGTTCCCCTGCAATGATAGTTTTTTCTATGTATGCCATATATCTTAATCTGCTTTCGTCCTAAAATTAATTACTTAAACAAGTTATAAAACCTTGAAAAATCAAGGTTTTTTTGTTTTTTGCTATTGCCTATTTTTTCGATATATGATATAATAGATATGTGGGTATCTTTATATCACATATAGTATTTAAAAAAGTAGTGGTTTGGCTGAACCACTATTTTTTTTGTGTCAATTCGTCGATTGACATTTGTACCGTTTTGGGCGGTGGCGTTCGGTGTGTTATAGGCTGTTTCGCCTGTCTGCATTTCTGACAGATAAAACCGCCTGTCGGTGTTACCGCCCCTGGTATATTCTTCGGGTCAACATATGTCATATACCACTGCCCGCAGACAGTACATTGACTGTTATATGTTTTTCTTCTCATATCGCCGACACTTTCTTTTTGAACAACGGCAATACCTTTTTGGCATTGACCGTTGCTCCGCTTTCACGGTTCACCAATGCTAAAACCTCATCCGTTTCGCGCAAAAACTTCTGTCGCGGACTTTCGTAGTCCTTGCGATTTTTCTTGTTGGACAGTAAATCGTCCAACATTTGTAGGGCCAAACACCTGCCCTGTTCATTCAATCTATCAATTTTTTCTATGTATTTATCGTACATTTTAAATCTTCCTTTCCCTCTGTTCGCAGGCACATAGGAACCGCCCTATCAGATTTCATTAAAATTTCAAAAATGTATTAAGGGGGGCTACCATTCGGGCGGTTCGTATCTGCCTGCGAAACTATTTCAACTATGCCGTTTTTTCTTGGCTTTGCTTTTTTTCACAAAATACTTCATATAATAATGACGCCAAATCACTTATAACTGTATTCGGTATCGTTTCCGTATTTATTTCCGCTAAATTGCTATACTCTTTCATTTTCTTTTCCCACCTTTCCGCCTCGTTAGGCTGTTTTATTTGTATTTTTTGTAAACTTATGCTATAATCACCGTAGAATGGAGGTGATTATAATGGCAAAAACTGATAAAGAACTGACCGTTGAAATTGTTAATTCTGTTGTGACTTCTTGGAATTCAAGAGAAGGTGCTGCACTACTTCAGCCTACAGATGTTTCTGAATTTATAAAATCTATATATAATACAATTTCAACATTACCTACAAACAATTAGTAATATTATTTTTCCTTGAATTGCACCTCAACGATAATCGGCTCTGCGGGGTGCTTTTCTTGTATTCGCTCTATGATGTTTAGAATAATTTCATTATTATTTTCCCAATCATCATTAATATCGAATTTTAAATTAAACGTCATTATCCTACTTCCTTTCCGCCTCTTTAGGCTGTTTTATTTGTAAACTTATGCTATAATACCTTTTATTTAATCCACGATAATCCAATCTTTTGCGGCTAAGTCCTCTGCGGACGGATTCCAACGACTTGTGGAGGACTTGTTGTTCTTGAAAACTATACAACATCCTGTACTATTCGTAGGCTTTATCTTTACATTGGCTAACATCGTTCTTATGTATTTTTTTCGTGTTATAAAACGTTTACGTTTTCTTGCTTTCTTAACTGCTTTATAAATGTTCATTCTCTCTCCTACTTCCTTTCCGCCTCGTTAGGCTGTTCTATTTGTATTTTTTGTAAACTTATGCTATAATCACCGTAGAATGGAGGTGATTATAATGCTTAATGAAAACAAAGTATGTCCTTTCCTTAATGATTTTTGTCGAACTGATTGTGTATTTCATACACATAGGATTGCAGTTGGAGCTGATGTTTTTACCTGTTTGATTGCTGCAAAACTATCTGACATCAATCCACAACAATATGACCAGTTGACAGATATAGCACATATTTTAGACAGATAAATTTGTGCTAATTGCAGCTTGCACGGTTGTTGTGGTATATATTTGATTTCTCACAAATGCTAAAATATCATTTGCCTCTGCAACCGTGCATTGTTGTTCATTCATTATTTTTAAAATATCTTTAGCTATTTGCACATTTTTTTGTGTTATTTCCATTCTCCTACTTCCTTTCCGCCTCGTTAGGCTGTTTTCTGATTGTCTGTTGCGAATAGATATTCGATTTTCATATCGGGAAAATATAAATCTCTAATTTGATATGCTTCAAGTAATTTTAATCGTCCCGGTTCCGACAATTTACGAGAAACAGTTGAAACATTCAATCGTAAATCATCTGCCATTTTTTGACGTGTAATTTTTTTCTTTCTTAACTCGCCCTCTAAATTGTAATACATTTTTTTCACCCCCTATTTACTCAATTGAGTGATTATGTTTTTATATTACACTCATTTGAGTATTTTGTCAATACTTTTTTTAAAAAATATTTTCAATTGAGTAAAAAAGTATTGCATTTTTTAAAATATTGTGCTATATTAAAATAAAAGAGGTGGTAAATCTTGAATTTTGAAATAGAGTTGAAAAATACTATTAAGAAAAAATATGGAAGTGTTCGGGCATTTGCACAAGCTATTAATACCCC